TGGGCCCACCGGTGATTTTGTCGGCAAACGTCCAATTTTATTGGATGACGCCACATACTTTATCGACCCTGCCAACGGTATTTCGTTTGGTATTAAATTGATCAACCAACAGCAATACGACGGGATTGCGGTCAAAACCGTGACGTCCACTTATCCACAAGTCATGTGGATTAATACCAATTACCCTGACGTTGATCTGCACGTCTATCCGGTGCCTACCAAGGTGCTAGAGTGGCATTTTATTAGCGTTGACCCTTTAGACACCGCTGCTTTGCTATCGACGCCCTTGGCGTTTCCACCAGGCTACCTTCGCGCCTTTCGCTACAACTTGGCGTGTGAACTTGCACCCGAGTTTGGTGTTGAGCCTAGCCCCCAAGTGTCGCGCATTGCCATGTACTCTAAACGCAACCTCAAACGCATTAACAACCCCGACGATATTATGTCGTTGCCGTATTCAATTGTTGCAACGCGTCAACGCTTCAATATATTTGCGGGCAACTACTAATGAAATCGCCTATCCTTGGCTCGGCGTACGTTACGCGCAGCATTAACGCTGCAAATAACCGCATGGTTAATCTGTTTCCTGAGATTGTTGCCGAGGGTGGTAAAGAACCTGCATTTTTAAACCGCGCACCTGGGTTGCGTTTAATCAAGTCGGTTGGCACCGGCCCTGTGCGAGGTTTGTGGCAATACGGCGGGTATGCTTACGTTGTGTCGGGTAATTCGCTATACCGTTTAGATTCGCAATACAACATCACTTTTTTAGGCACGGTTGCTAACGATGGCCCCGTGTCAATGTCAGATAACGGCACTCAATTATTTGTAGCTTGCAATGGGCCAAGTTTTGTTTATAACGCCACTACCAGCGCATTTGGGCAAATTACTGACCCAGACTTTCCTGGCGCGTTAACCGTATCGTACCTTGACGGTTATTTTGTGTTCATAGAACCCAATAGCCAGCGCGTATGGGTGACTGCGTTGCTTGACCCACTATCTATTGACCCGCTTGATTTTGCAAGCGCAGAAGGCAATCCTGACAACTTAGTGTCATCTATTACCGACCATTCCGAGGTTTGGCTATTTGGTACAACGTCAGTCGAGGTTTGGTATAACGCTGCACTAGGGGCTGGGTTTCCCTTGCAACGCATTCAAGGCGCGTTTAATGAAATTGGTTGCGCCGCAACATTTTCCGTTGCCAAATTGGATAATGGGCTATTTTGGTTAGGTTCGGACAACCGTGGGCAAGGGATTGTCTATCGCTCGCAAGGCTACACAGGGCTGCGTATTAGCACCCACGCTATTGAATGGCAAATTCAACAATACGGAAATATCTCGGACGCCATTGCGTACACATACCAACAAGACGGTCATTCGTTTTATGTGTTGACATTTCCTACCGCGCAAGCAACTTGGGTCTACGACATTGCAGCGCAAGCGTGGCATGAACGGGCAAGTTTTACTAATGACACTTTTAGCCGTCATCGCAGCAATTGCCAAATGTTTTTTAATAGCCAAATTATCGTAGGTGATTTTCAAAACGGCAATCTGTATGCGTTTGATTTAAAAGTTTATTCAGACGGCCCTCGCCCTCAAAAATGGTTGCGCTCATGGCGCGCGCTGCCCACCGGCACCAATACGCTTAAACGAACCGTTCAACATTCGTTGCAATTAGATTGCGAAACCGGTGTAGGTTTGTCCGGCGTGGTCGAAGTGCCTGGGCGTGTGTACTTGTCGCCTTTTGTTGTGTCGGGCTCAGTTGGTATTGTTGATCAAATTGAAATCATTAACGCCGTGGACAATTTTGTGCAACCGCAAGTTATGCTACGTTGGTCAGATGACGGTGGCCACACATGGTCAAATGAACATTGGCGCACAATGGGCGGCGCGGGCGAGTACGGCACTCGCGTTTTTTGGCGCAGGTTAGGAATGTCTATTAAATTGCGTGATCGAGTGTACGAAATATCAGGTACCGATCCGGTTAAGATTGCCATTATGGCGGCAGAACTTGACGTAGAAGTCGCCAAGTCATGAAAAACATTACCCAAATCCCCGCTCCTCGCGTACCAATTATTGACGACAGCACCGGTTTAATTTCGCGTGAATGGTTTAGATTTTTTAACGCAGTTTACGAACAGCTAGGCGGCGGCGCGGGCGGCGCAACCGGCACGTTTAAAAGCGGCGACACCGTACCCAAAACCATTACCGTGGTCAACGGCATCATTACAGGAATAGTTTAATGTCTATCAATCTTTCAGCCTTTGCCGGTGCGGGCGCGCAATTTTTAGACGCCAATGGCGCGCCGCTTACTGGCGGCTTGCTATACACTTACCTGTCGGGCACGTCTACGCCAGCTACGACCTACACTTCTCGCGCGGGCACGTCTAACAATACCAACCCAATTGTGTTGGATGCCGCAGGGCGCACACCATCTGAAGTTTGGCTAGACGGCGGGGTGTTGTACAAGTTTGTGTTGAAATCGTCTACCTACGTTCAAATCGGTACCTACGACAGTATCCCCGCTATTAACGACACCACAAGCGTAAGCAATCTGATTACAGTTGCGGGTACAAACGCGTTGACAGGCTCGGCCACACCTGCTTTAGGTGGTTATGCTACAGGCGCACAATTTAGCTTTATCGCTCAAAACACCAATACCGCTGCGGCGACGATTGACATTGACACGCTCGGCGTCAAATCAATTACCAAGTTTGGCACAACAGCTTTAGTTGCCAACGACATTATTGCTGGCGCATTAATGTTGATTGAATATGACGGCACAAGATTTCAATTATTAAACCCAACAAGTTTTGTTTTTAATTACATTACAACTAATTACATTCGAGAAACCACAACCATATCGGCAACAGCCGCTACGGGCACAATTAACTTTGATGTGGCTACGCAGTCTATTTTGTATTACACCACCGCAGCAACAGCTAATTGGACGCTTAACGTGCGTGGAGGGTCTAGTACCACGCTCAATAGCCTTATGTCAGTTGGTCAAACGGTTACGGTAACCTTTTTGGCAACCCAAGGCGCCACAGCATATTACGAAAGCGCGCTTACGATTGACGGTACATCTGTTACGCCTAAATGGCAAAGCGGCATCACACCGGCAGCAGGCAGCGCTAATTCAATCGACGCTTACACTTACGCAATTCTTAAAACAGGCAACGCAGCCTTTACCGTGTTGGCCTCTCAGACAAGGTACGCTTAAATGCCACGTATAGCCCTTATTGGTGGAGCAGCCTCGGGCGCGTTTGGTTTTGAAACCAATTCGCTGATCGGGATTGAATATCTGCTTCTTGGCGGCGGCGGTGGTGCGGGCGGTGGCTACACTTCTTTTGGTAGCGGCGGTGGTGGTGCGGGCGGTAAATTAGCCGGTTCCGCCATTTTAGTTAGCAAATCTGTTTACACAATTGTTATTGGCTCAGGCGGCGGCGGGGGAAGTTTTTCCGCTGGCGGCGGCGTCGGCGCTAATGGATTAAATTCAACCGCAATAGGGCTTACCGCATTAGGCGGTGGCGGCGGTGGAGGAGATAGCAGCACGCTAGGTTATCGAAACGGTTCAAATGGCGCGTCCGGTGGTGGGGGTGGCCCAACAGCAAGCCCTGGTACTGGAACTAGCGGGCAAGGCTTTGGTGGAGGCAGCGGTAATACTTACGCAGCGGGTGCGGGCGGCGGTGCGAGCGGTGGCGGTTCTAGCGCGCCTGACCCTAACATTGGCGGCAACGGCGGCGCGGGGTACACATGGCTTGATGGCGTTACTTATGCGGGCGGCGGTCGAGGTGGTGGCAATACACTAGGCACAAACGGTACAGGTCAAAATACTTATGGTGGGGGCGGTGCGGGTAGCACCAACGACACAGGCGACAGCGGCAACGGCGGTTTGTTTAAGTTGCGTTATCTTGGCGCGCAACGTTTTGTTAGCGGTACTTACACGTTTGTTGGTGGTTATTCGTACCACACGTTTACAACGTCGGGGAACTTGGTGACATGAAAGTAACTTACGATCCCGCGTTGTTTCAAAACACAGCCGCCAAAATTAAATTTAGGCAAAACATTATGACTGTGCAAGAAGGCATGGAAAAGTTAATTGCCGAAGGTGCGATACCTTCAACGCTAGAAGACTGTACGCTTAAACACTACTTTACGCCTAAAGACGAAAAGTACGGATGTTGTACCTACGCCCGCGAGATGCTAATCCCAAAAGGAACGCTAATCATTGGTAAAATTCACCGCCACCAGCATTTGAATTTTATCTCTAAGGGCAAAGTTACAGTCTTTACTGAGTTTGGTGAAAAACATTTAGAAGCACCTTGTACGTTTATCTCAGAAGTTGGGCTCAAGCGCGCCGTGTACGCCCAAGAAGATACGCTTTGGACAACAGTTCACTTGACTGAACACGTTGGTGAGGAAAATTTAATTGAAGTTGAGTCAGAAGTTATTGCCCCTAGTTACAATGACATGGGCTTAATCGCTTCATTTGAAGTAAAGGAAATGTTATGACTTGGGGAATGACAGCCGTAGCAGGTGCAACTCTTGTAGGCGGCGCCCTTAGCGCAAACGCCGCTAGTAAAGCTGCTAATACACAAGCGGGCGCGGCCAGCGCATCGCAAGAACAACAATTAGCGTTGGCTCAAGAAGCCATTAAGTCGCAACAAGAAATTTTAAATAAACAACTTAACGCCCAACAGGGTGTTATGGATTCGCAGCTTAAAGCACAATTTGACGCCCTTGCACAGCAAAAAACAGCGTTAGACAATGCGTATCAACAACAAACTAACATTGCCGCGCAAACGCGCGATCAACAAATTGCAACAGCGCAGGGTACTCAAAATCAACAATTAGATTTTGCAAGCCAAAACAAAAACGATATATTAAATTTTGCTGGCGGTAACCGAGATGCTCAACTTGGGTTAGCTCAAGATGTATTAAATAACCAAGTAAACACATACCAACCATATAACCAAGCAGGGTTAGCCGGTCAAAATCGTTTGCTTGAGTACCTTGGTATTGGCGGTAACGCGGGTTCAACTGATTACGGCAAGTACGCTACGGCTGAATTTACGCCTGAATCTTTTTTAGCCAACCAAGACCCAGGCTACGGTTTTCGTATGTCCGAAGGGCTTAAAGCTGTTGATCGTCAAGCTGCGGCTCGAGGGGGTTTGATTTCAGGCAATGCTCTCAAAGCCTCGCAGACGTACGGTCAAGACATGGCGTCGCAAGAATATCAGAACGCGTACAACCGCTATCAAACATCTAGAGCCGGTACGCTCAGTCCTTTGCAAAGTCTGCAAGGCGTTGGTTTTAACGCGGCAACTGGTATTGCAAACGCATATGGTCAATATGGACAAGCAGGGTCTAATGCGTTAACGGCGTACGGCAATATGGGTAGCGGCGCAATGACTAACTACGGCAATATCGGCGCAGGTGCAATTGGTACAGCGGGGAGTCAAACTATTGGCGCGCTTGGCGGGTATGGCTCGGCAGCGGGCGGTGCAGCAAGTGCGTACGGTACAAATACAGCGGGCGCAGCGGGAACGTATGGCAGCAACGTGTCTAACATTTACGGTCAAGGTGGTACGCAACAGCAACAAGCCTACGGTAACTACATTAATGGGTTGACAGGCGCGTTGACAGGCTACGGTAACAACTCGGCTAATTTAACCGCAAGTGGGGCTAACGCAACTGCGTCGGGCTATGTTGGGTCAGCCAATGCAATTAACAACGGTATTAGCGGAA